GGCCGCTCGCTCGGTTTTAGAAATGGAGTCCTCAAGAAGTGGTACGCAGCATCCCTCAACCCCATCAAAACTGAATCCGATGCAAGTTATGATGCCCCCGTATGTCTCTATGTCGAACACGAGGAATTTGGGGGAAGCGGCCATCGAGCGAGTTACATAATTATAAAATGCCTCTGCGGTCTTTGCAACCCATCTTGTTCCATACTCTGTGATGGGTAAGTTGGTATACCTATTAGCAACTATTTTTCCATAGTCTAGTCCAGCGTATGATGCTGCGGCTTGGTCACTAAGTAGGATCTGGGGCGATATGGCCGGGATCACACGTATAGGCCGCTCTAAGTGCATCTGCCAGTCCTCACGCAATGGTAGAACACTTCCCCGGTAACAATAGATCCAGTGCTTACGATTTCTAGGCTTCGTGATAAGTTTGATGTGCGGAAACACTGTGCCTAGAGCTAAATCATCTAGTGGTACGATGACATTGGGCCTTAACTCTTTAATTTCTTTGAAGAGTAAGTCCTCATAGAATTGCACATCAATGTGAGCCAGGGCTTTCCTGAGTTTTGGGAGAGAGGTTCCCATAAAATCTACTCTCTCCCGTATTACAACAGCTCTATAACACTCATTAATTGAAACTCCATGCTCTCTAAGATGGGAGTTTAGTTTAGACTCGAACATTCCCGAAAGAGCCATTCCCTTATTCAAATCCGCGTTTAGCGGGATGCCCCCCAGGAATAGTATTGTGGCACTTCCGTAACCGTGCGATGCTACGGTTGGATTTGGAGTGTTTTTTACTTCATTCGATTCTTTGGGTGGTTTCTTAGCTTTTAGGATCATCCCTACGCCTTAGCACATCTTCAGCGCTAACTACAATTTCCGTTACCGCATCCGGGAGGTAATCAAGTCCTGTAGTTATAGCATGAATTAGCATATAAAGAGCATTTTCAAGTACGAATATTCGCTTATTTGCTTCGTTTAATGAATCATCCATAAATCACATCCAAGAGATGCTGAAGCGGCCCTTAATTTGCTCGTCCATAAGAATGGACTCTTCTGAGTATGTTACTAGGTATCCAGCGTCAATGAATGAACTCTTGAGTTGATTCAAGACGTTTCTATTCACTTGCTTATTCTTGAGTTGGTGACTGATTTGAACTATTGAGTTACCTTTGTGAGCTTCACCTTCAATAGTCTCTACCATCTCGTTTCTGAGTCTAGTGTAGAGTCTATCATCGAACGTGTTTATAGATTCTTGTGCCTTAGCTCTCATTGCGGCAGCAAGTGGGATCTTTGTGTCTTGGTCTTCCATCTTATATTCCTTACTTTCAAGTGAATTTATACATTCTAGACACCACAAACCAATTAAATAATCAGAAGCATCAGATTGTGAGCCACATCTCGTACATATCACTTTTTAGATGCTCCTACTACTAGTTTCTCAGCTATGTCACCAATGCTCTTGAGAGCATTCTTGAACTCATTAAAATCTGCGAGTTGAGTTTTAGCAACTACTTGGCCCACAGGAGTTTGGAGAAACTTAACGTACTCCTGACCTAGAGCACAAGCTGCTATAATTGCGTTTGCTACTGCTGTTACTGGGTCCATACTTACCTCATAAATTTAGTTGAATTAAAGCGGTGGCCGCCCGAGCCAGAGAGACAATGCCAGGCGCGGCCACCAATGAGATTAGTTAGATCTCAAGTTAGAACGCTGCCTCTGCATTATACGCAGCGAACCCATCAATTTTAGCAATCATACGACCTTCAAACTGTTCGTTGATTACTTTAACTTGGAGCTTCTTACCGATCACTTCATCGGAATTGAATGCGAAATTAGGCCCGCTCGTCTCCTCAACGATCTGCTTGAGGGGCTTTTCCATTGCTGCCGCAATGAACGGGGCAATGCGTCCGAGAGCTTGAGAGTTGAAGTACACAAGCATCTCACGGTCATTAGCGGATGTTCCTGGAGCAGTCAATTTAATTCGCGGAACATAGTTCAGAGAGTTCCCTCCATTCTTAGGCGGCTTCACGTCAAAGGAGAGTACTTCCCCTTTATACCACCCCGCAGGAATCAAGTCCTGCATCAAGTCTGATTTCGGAATGTTGATGATAGGCATCGAATTTACTTTCTTCTTTCTATTCTTACTTGGGTTGAGTTGGAGTTGTTGGTGTGATTAGAGATGTGAGATAGTTGTGGAAGTTCTTGTTAGTTATGTCATGTTGTCCTGGTCCTATTCCATAGGAATTTTTAGCTAAGTCAGTTGCAAACTCTACACGATAGTAGAGTTTATTATTTCCCTGGTCACGGGAAAACCTAAAGACGTTATCGAAATATGCTTGTACGCTCTCACCTAACTGATCCCTCACGGTGAGTTTCTCACCCTTCACTTCGTTTGGGGAGTATGGGTCACTAGGATCTACTTTTCCATATTTATCAATGGTGTGAGCTGAACAAATCACATTACACGGTAACATCCTGAGAAAATCAAATACTTGATGAGTGGCGCTAACTTCAAATCCGTAATCGCCGGGGCCGCTCATGCGTAAAGTCCCGATGGTCTTGCCCTTTAGGAAACCATGCGCGGCGGCCAAGAATACACGACTCATCGAGAACATTGAATCTATGACTACTGTTTTGTATGGGAATGTTCCTGAGTTACGCATCTGATCCCAAGAGACGAGCAAGTTATCGAACTTCTCATATCCTGATTTGGCACGAGCATTGAACTGTTCGTACTCAATTCCTGAAGTATTCTCTATACACTTAGAAGAGACTCCTCCTTCTATACCTGAGATGCGGAAATCAAAATCCAAGATCATCATAGGTCTAGGGAAAGAAGCGGCGGCCACGGATTTTCCATCCCCGGAGCGGCCCACGAATAGGCCCAAGAACTTTTGCTCAGCCTTCGGCTTCGCAAGATAAGAATCTAATGATGGCATAAGTTAAAATTTAAATTCCCCCTAACTCAATATCTTTTGACTCTCTGAATATTCTTTTCTTCTCTTCTTCATATCTTACTCTTGTTCGTTCTGCGCATTTTAAATGCCATATACCCATTCTAAGATGGATGTTAATTAGACCCTCATAATGGAGTACGCAACAAATGAGAAGCGTAAAAGTGAAGAATCCAACTAAAATTGCTTCCATAAGTTAAACATTCTTATCCCATCTCAACTTCTCGTCATACTTCTGTGAAGAGTTTAGAATTTGGTCTAGGACTTGCTCAATTCTCTTAACCTTTTTAGCTTTGTTGCTCTTAGAACAGCTTAAGCACGCGGGAACTTTATTCTTAAGTTGAGCTTTAGTTAGAATAAAACTCTCTTTACACTTTCCGCACAGTGCTCTCTTATTTTCTAAGTATTCACGGTTATGGTAATGAGAGCAGTCGGGATGTACACACCGATAAATGTCTTTATTCTTTGAGGATCTGACGTACTCATGGATGTGACCTGCGTTAACCTTCACTTCTGGTGGTTTAGCCTGCGGATTTAGAATCATCTCTACTCCTCTCTAGGTATTCAGTGATTGCAACAAATTGCTCACTCGTTGCAGGAACGTCATTAATACATATAAGCGTATCCGACATTTCAACACAGCCGAGACCCTCGACATAAAATGCGATATAGTCTGGTAGGCCGCTCGTGCTGTTTGCGATGCGGCTAAAATCTTCTGAGAGTTTATTTAAATTCACCACGGCCTCCATTTACTTTCCCCAACTAGATAGTTGGATTTAATTATAGACTTCTTCATGTCAGGGCTTTCCGTCTCGCACAGCTTTGTGTATTGACACGGATTCGAACCAAAAGCACCTGCACAACTCACAAGATTCTCAGAGATATCACCACTCAAGATCTTGTAGAAAACCTTCTCGACCTGCTTTTCCCATCTGTGCATCATAAATGGTGTGATCTTTACGGGTTGACGCCTGAACCACTTGTTAACGTCTTTCTCGGCTTGAAAGCCGATATAATTAATCACCGCGTAGCGGGCGCGCGCGGCCCACGCATAAGTTAGAAACTGAACAGAGTACTCATAAAGATTATTGAATCTGCTCTGAGTCTTGTGATCGACTACACACAACTCATCCCCATATACTTCTAACTTAGCGAGT